CCTATGGACATTTTTGAAGCTGGCTACGAAGGTATTGCAAAACATTTCCTTTATGTCGGTGAAACAGATCGTATTGAACTTTTAGATTCAATGGAAACAGGTATTGAAACTTTTGTGGACAGATTGATTGTGTCTTATGGAAATAGACTAAGAGTTGATTTACACCCTTTCAAGAGTGAACATCTCGGTTTTAAACCCAAAGAAGATAAATCAACGATCCTTGGAAATATACAAAATTCCTTTGGTGATGCCATGGACTTTGTACAACGCCACAAGCTTATTATAGCAATTGGTGGCGGTATTTTTATCGGATCACTTTTCTTTGCCACTGGACTTGTTAATGGTTTTCTTCCTGGAAAAGATGAAATCACATCACAATCTGCTGACGTTTCTCGTGATAGAGCTAAAGTCGGGAGACCTGTAAAGACCCTTGCCAAAGGTGCTCACAAGATTTCAATCAGACCACAAGCACCCAAATTGGATCCCAAAATCAAGATCCCTGTTGATTTAACCGTTTCTGGGAAAACTTACACTGGATTTTTAGACCCCAAGGGTCATGATGTCCTTGAAAAGATTTTGAAGAAATATCTATTCATCATGTACTTGATTAGACAGTGTCCTGATGGGAGTTTGGATGTTGTGAGACTCGGACATGTTACCAATGTTAAAGGTAGAATTTTTATGATGCCTATGCACTTTGCCTATCAATTAGATGGAGTTCACAAATCTGAAGAATATCTTGGTGCCAATCTTGTTTTTACCACTGTTAGTGGTTCGACGACTTACAGTTGTAGTTTAGAAGACATGATGCGCACCTTTTCTTACTCAACTTGTTCTGCTGAAAAAGATTTTTCATTATTTAGTCTTGAATCCGCACATGCTACCAGTACTGGAGCACTAAGTTTCTTTCTTAAAACTGGTGATCTAGTCAAGATGCAGAGACTCTCTTCTTTCAATTCATGTGTTCTTGGTACTTATAGAACACAAGAAGGAGTCCAGCATGTTAGAAGTGAGCGAGTTAAATCCTCATTTCTTGAAAGCGTTAGAGTCAAGTCAAATTGGAATCTTGCCCCAGGAGAATCAGCAGCTTATGAAGTCAACGATGTTATAACATACAATAGTAACCTCTATGCTGGTGGTGATTGTGGATCAATTAATATTGTTCTAGGACATGATTTTGAGAATCGTTGTATAGTTGGAACCCACATTGCTGGTGATAGCAGTGAAGGTTATTCAAACATCGTTACTCAAGAACATTTGCGAGCTCTTCTTGAATCTTCTTTCCCTGAAGAAGGGGTTTTTGACTCAGAAGAACCTTTACCACACACGGAACCTACAGAGGTTGTAGCCCAGGGTTGCATGAAACCTACTCACAAACTCTGCCCAGGTTTTATACCCGGATCTATAACTAAATCTGACATTAAGAAGTCAAAATTGTTTGGAAAACTTCCAGAGCCTTTTAATAAGGTTTTGGAGTTCCCATGTAAATTGAAACCTTTTGAAAAAGATGGAGTTCTTATTGATCCAAAAATGTTGGCATTGCAAAAGTATGCCAAACCAGACCCTATTCATTTTAAAGAAGGTTTGGTAAAGAGAGCTATTGCTTCTTATGGTGCAAAAATTTTTTCTCACATGACTATCGAAGTTAAACAAAGAAGAAAAATACCTATAGAGGAAGCTCTACATTCTTTTGAAAATATTAAGTCTATATCTTCTTCTACAAGTCCTGGTTATCCTATGTGTTTACCCAATTCTGAAAATCTGAAGAAGAATTATTATACTGCTG